GCCGATGAGCTTTACCGGAAATTCAAAAACAACAGCACCCACCTTCAGCGCCAAGGCCACCTGATTTTCTTTCTCAAGGGGCCGGATGCCGTTCATGTCTCCATCGCCCTGGACGAAGAATTCATAATCCACGCCCAAGGCGGGAGCCGCGCGACACTGACGGAGAAAGACGCAATAGCCCAAAACGCCTACGTCAGAATTGACCTTATGCCGGATTACGCAGAGAACCGGGGCCAAGGCTTCGTTATTTGCGACCCATTTCAGGAGGCCTGATCAGAATGGAGTGCTATAATGGCAATCAATTTAGCTGAGATCCTTAAGGTTTTAGAGATAATCGAAGGTTTGACCGACAAAATTGAAGACGCTTATGGTAGCATCAAAGGTCATGCCGAGGAGATCCAGGATGCAAAGACACGGGAAAGGTTATTGGATGCCTGTGCTCGTCACGATGCTTCTGCTGTCCGTCATATTCTTTTCGACTGAGGGCTGCAAGCATTCGTACAACCCAGCGTTATATCCATCCTACGACGTATTAAATCCCGGCCCTGAAGTTAGGGCCAACCCCCTGTCTTTCACTGAAGACAACAACAACCTGATCGTTAACCAAGCTTTCATTATTTGGGTATATGAGCTTAAGGAAGAGATAAAGAAGCTACGCCAAGAGGTTGACCGGCTGGCGAAGAAGCTTGGGGACCAACTGATATGATACCGATTACCCCATCCGACGCTGGGCTCACGGGAGTCGTAATGATGTTCGCCATCGATAAGCTTTACGCTCTAGCCAAACATAAGAAGGCAGCAAAACCGAACGGAAACGGAAACGGGAACGGAAAGGCGAAGCCAACGTGCTCTGATTCACCGAAGATCGTGGCACATCTTGAAAGAAACAAGCAGATGGGTGAGACGCTTAAACTCCTGGCCATCAATTCTACCGAGACAAAAATCTACATGGCCGAGATGGTAAAGATCCTAAGCCGCATCGAAGAAAAGGACAGGATGGGATGAAGAAACCGTTGGCTAAAAAGCCCATGAGAACGACAAAATACAAGAAGGCCGGCGGTCGTCCTCAGGTTACAGTCGCCAATAAGGCTAAGTTTTTGAAGCTTTATGAAGACTTTAATACCAACATATCAGAGACCTGTAAAGCCCTGCGGGTGAGTCGACGGGCGTATTACTTGTGGATGAAAGACAAGCGGTTTGCGAAAACCATTGAAGACATAGATGAAGCCCAGATCGATTGGGCGGAAAGTAAACTCCGAGCTTGTATCGACAAAGAAGAAATAAAGGCAATCACTTATTATCTAGACAATATGGCCAAAAGGCGTGGCTACGGAAAGAAGGTGGAACACTCTGGGGATATAAGCATAACCGTGATTTCGGCAATTCCACGGCCATCGAAGACAAAGGATGAAGACGAGGACGACGAAGAATGAGCGAGACGATGACGATTGACCTCTCGCAGCGCTACGACCCAGGTCGGAATGCTAAACAGGTAGAGTTCCACACAGCGACGGAAAGCTACAAACTGTTCGGCGGCGCCATGGGTGGGGGGAAGACCGCGGCGCTCATTAACGAAGGGATCCAGCTCAACCTCGACTATCCCGGTAATTTTGGCTTATTGATGAGGAAGACCTGGCCGTCCTTTCGGGACACCGTTCTCCCCCAGCTCGAAAAGTTCCTGGACCCGAAACTTGTCGTCAACTGGAACCAGACCGAGAAGCTGATCCGGATGGCGAACGGATCGAGAATTCGCTATGGCGGCATAGGCGACAGGCCGGACGATTGGGAAAAGTTCATGAGCGGCGAGTACGGTTGGATAGCGCTTGACCAAGGTGAGCAGTTTACCGAGAAAGAGTTTATGATGTTGTCTACCCGGCTACGGCTCAACCTGGGGAACATGCGCTACTTCTTCCTCCTCTCCTGTAACCCCAACATAGGATGGATCAAGGAGCGGTTTATAGAGCGGAACCCGAAGGACCACGTATTCATTCCATCGCTACCCGAAGACAACATAGCCAATCTTCCCCCCAACTATATCACGAAGATGAGAGAGATCCTGACCCCAGTGTACATTAAGGCACTGCTGGAGGGAGATTGGGAGGCCGTTGGCGAACCGGACAACGTCTATAATTACCTGGTGATCCGGGCGGCCGCGAAGCGCCATACGCTTCCAGGGCTCCCTGTAGAGATCGGCGTTGATGTCGCCAGGGCTGGAGATGACGAGAGCGTTATCATCCTCAGGGAAGGGCTGCGGGTGACGCTTATTGGCAAAGCCCAAGGCCACGACACGATGAAAACCACCGGCGGGATCTGGAACTGCTGCCAGGGCCGCATCCTCCCTCACTGGAAAGACGGGATTACGGTCATAACGATCAAGGTCGACGCTGACGGGGTTGGCGGTGGCGTGGTTGATCGGTTAAGAGAACAGAAGGCAGAGAAGCAAGAACTGTATACGAAGATGATCCTGGCCTCGCTTGATAAGGACCAACGGGACAAGCGAACCACGGAAGGATATAAACTGAGAATCAAGATCCTTGAGATCCACGGAGCGGCCAAGGCCCGGGACGCCGTACACTTCAAGAACCAGCGGGCCGAGATCCACTGGGGTCTCCGAGAGATGCTGGGCGACCTTGACATTCCCGACAACCGAGAGCTCACGTCACAGCTCATGGCAATAAAATACAAACAGAACTCAGCCGGCCAGATAGAAATTGTACCCAAGGACAAGATCAAGGGGGCGCTAGGGAGGTCCCCAGATTTTGCGGAAGGAGTGATTTATTCTCTTGCTGAAATCAGAAACAAGAAGGAGCCGATGGCATGGAGACTGTAACCGTAAACCTGGCGAAACCAATAAACATGGTGAGGGCTCTCATCCGTGGAATACGAACGAGGCAAAGCCCTTTCCGACAAACCCTTCTCACGTCATTGGGCAGCAATCCGGCATGGACCAAGAAGGATATCGCGAAACTGACCAAGGCTGGGTATCAGAACTGCAGCACGGTCTACGCTTGCGTTAACCTCATCGTTGAAGCGGCCGCCATGGTCCCGTGGAGCCTGTTCCGCAGGGCGGCTTCGGAGAAGGGCAAGATAGAGAAGATCGAAGATCACGACATTCTCAGGCGGTTGCACCGACCGAATCCCCAGGAAGGCGGCGCTTCGCTCATCAAGAATGTGTTGGCGTACTACCTGATCAGCGGCAATTCGTACATGATCAAGGCTGGCCCTGAGACCGGGCCTCCGCATGAGTTATATACAATGCGGCCAGATCGGGTGAAGGTATTGCCAGGAACACAATTCGAACCGATCGGGGGCTACCGATACACGGTCAACGGCCTTGCCCGCAAGCCGGACTTTACCGCCGACGAGGTTCTGCATCTTAAAACATTTCATCCGCTCGACGATTATTATGGGTTATCCCCCATCGAAGTAGCTGGGAAGGAAATCGATATCGCAGCCATGGGCCGCGAGTGGAACATGAAGCTCCTTCAGAACGATGCTAGGCCTCCAGGCGCCCTAACCACCGATGGTGGGCTGGATACAGAACAGCGGGAATCGCTGAAGGCGCAAATGAAGGAAGAAACTCAGGGGTATAAAAACGCTGGGATGCCCCTGGTGTTGGAGGGCGGCCTGAAGTGGGAATCGTTTGCCATAAATCCCAAGGACATGGATTGGCTGAATTCGGACAAGATGACGACCCGAAGGATCTGTTCCGTGCTGAAGGTTCCCCCGCAACTGGTCGGCGACGAGGGAGCAAAAACCTTCGCCAACTACAAGGAAGCTCGGAAGGCGCTGTATATGGAAGCGGTGCTCCCCCTGCTGAGCTATTTTAGAGACGAGCTCAACAACTGGTTTACTCCATCGTGGGATGATGATAAGCTGTACTTGGATTTCAACAGAGATTCAATCGAAGCAATCAGAGAGGAACTATCCGCGGTTTACGATCGGCAATCAAAGGCATGGTGGCGAACCGTTAATGAGAGGCGCAAATCATGCGGGGATGATGATATAGGGTCGGAGGGAGATGTTGTCTTTATACCTTCGAACCTGATTCCGCTGGTCGATGTTAGCGGCAACACGGAAGAGGAATAGCATGGCACGAATAACTATCACCGACGCTAGGGACGGCATCCGTCTCCGTCTGTATGTGCGGCAGAAGAAGAGCTCGATCTCTACCCCAATAGAGGCCCTCTGGAAGAAACAGGCTACGATCATAACCCCGGCCACAGCGAAGAGCGCCATCGGTACCGGCGAGGTTCCGGGTGCGTGGAAGGATGCCTGGAGAAAAACAATCCGGGAATTCGTGCGGGACGACATAGCGACCGCGTGGGTCAAGGGCATCGGGTCCGGTGGTGACGTGGTGGCGAAGAAGGTTAATCTGATCCAGCGCAGAGAATTCGATTTCGATGTGACGATGGCCGCCATTAAGGCCTGGGTCGATAGCCACGGGGGGGCCCTGATCGTAGATCTCACCGCGGCACAGATAGGCTCGATCCACGCATTACTGCAATCCCAAATCGCACTGGGCGTGACAAGCCCGTACATCCTGGCCCAGAGGATCCGGCCGATGATCGGACTCACGGTGCGGGAAGCAAAGGCCGTGGGCAAGTTCATCTCCTCTCTGACGGAGGATGGCGTTTCCCCCGTTGCAATTAACAAACAGGTCAGCAAATACACAAAGTATTTACATAAGAACAGAGCGTCCCGAATTGCGCGGACGGAGATCTCCAACGCTTATAATTTTGGTCAGATGAATTCCATAAAACAAGCGGTTGCGGGAGACCAGCTCCCGGGAACACTGGAGAAGGCGTGGATGGCCGGCGGCCAGAACCCCTGCGAAGTCTGCCTAGATAACGAGGCCGCAGGGGTCATTCAACTAGAAGAGGCTTTTCCTTCAGGGCATATGCACCCAACGGCACACCCTCAGTGTGAATGCGCCGTGGGATACACAGTACGGAGGTAAGAATGAAGATTTCAGCAAGAAACCTGATGTTAGCAATCTCGATTATTTTCTTGGTTGGTATCTGTTTTTCCTGGTCTGGATCCGAGGCCTTTTTTGACACGGCCGTTAGCGTAAATGCCGGGATCACGAAAACAGATGGCACGGAGATCGAATCAAACGAAATACTCCTAATAGGGAAATCAACGGTTATGTTTGGAATAACCGTTGTTTTTGATCGCGCAGCGGGAACCTCATCGACCGTTGACGTTGACTTTGAGGTTTGCTTTTCCGGCGGGAGTGAGGGAACGTGGGCCACTCTTGATAACGCGACGTTTAAGATCCCAACAAATGAAGCGGTAGTTACGGGAACCACGGTTCGAGTATTCAAGAGGTTTGATCTCAACGGGGTAAGCAGAATTAAGGTGAAGAGCATTTACAACTCTGACGGTGCGAATAATATCACAGGGGTAAATGCGTACATTTCATATTGATGGGTAAAAGATGAAAAATTATAAACTCTTACTTGTAGCCCTATGCGCCGCCCTGCTTCTTTTCAGCGCCCCGAGGCCGAGGGGTAGCGGTGGAGCGGATCAGGTCGATTGGCCCAACGTCTATATCGACGCTTCAGCCGGAGCCGGAGGGGTAGGCTCAGAAGCCGACCCGTATGACGAATTGGCGGACATCAACTGGACGACCGGCGGGGATAACTCCGTGTTCGATGCGGTCGCGGCCAATGAAGATGTCATTATCCATTGTCTTTGCGACGAAGGACTTCACGAACAAATGATGCCGACTTGTTCCGGATCGGCGGCACACCCTGTAACCGTCAGGTCATACGGAACTGGAGCGCGCCCGATCATCTGGGCTATCTACGCAAATTCGCAGGATTATTTTATTTGCGAAGACTTGGAGGTCATCGGCCTTTGGCTGATAGACGGCGATCATTGGACGGTCGATCGGTGTATAAATGACGGAACGCAATCGCTCGATTGGATTTCGACAGGCGCAACGCTTGATCTTTATATAACCGTAGTTGGCGCGCCGGATGTCCTTTGGGTTTGGGGTGACGGAACGACAAGCACCTTGCCCGATCCAGGGCTGAAAAATTATGGCGGTGTCGCGACTCGATATGGATGTGTTATCTGTGATGATTGGAGTGCGGTTACCGTTGTATGGGGGGACCCCACGTCAACAATAGTATTCAATCTTGGCGACCTACCAGCCGGGCTTACAGGGGCCCTTTCCTTTCATGCGGCAACAGCTTTAACTGGCGACATCGGAAACTTACCAGCCGGGCTTACAGGGTACGTTTCCCTTTCTTCGGCAACAGCTTTAACTGGAGACATCGGAAACTTACCAGCCGGGATTACATGGAGTGTTTTCTTTTCTTCGGCAACAGCTTTAACTGGAGACATCGGAAACTTACCAGCCGGGCTTACAGGGTTCGTTTCCCTTTCTTCGGCAACAGCTTTAACCTATACATCGGTTGCTTGGCCCCTCCCGACGGCCAACGCGACAGACCTCCTATTCAACGCCGCCACATTCGACGTTGGGGAAGTCAACGATATGCTTACGGACCTGGATGCACACGGAAACATACGCGGGTCATTCAATATCGGATCAGGCGCGACGCCGACCGGGGCGGGGATTGTGGCAAAAAACAATCTAATCGCAAAGGGAATGGATGTAACAACGGGGTAATAAAATGATAAAAATATTGATTGCAATTTTCGCGTTATCTTTTGGCTTGTATGGACAGACCGAGCTTCAAGAAACGGCGGTTAAAAAACAGTTTACGATCTCGGTCAAAGACAAGGCGGAAGCTGATAAATTAGAGATTTCCAAGATCGAAACCTCCGATGCTGTATATGACGACGTAAAAAAGACTCTGACTTTTTCCGCGAACGAAGTCGGCCCGAAAATGTCGTGGCGGCTAATCCATGACGGGAAACGGGTTCTTGCGCTTATGCACACGAAAGGATTCACGGCGACGATCCACAAGATACTTGAAGCCGACACGCCGGATAAATGTTTAGAGGAAATCAAGCGGCTTGGTCTGATCGACGATCGCGAATTTAAGGAAGAGGACATCATAATTAACACCGACATAAAAGAGGTGACGAAATGATCATCACGGGATCGGCGGTTCTGTTAAGGTATTGTGTGATAGCCAAGACGCTTTTGATTTTAAGCGGGACGGCTCCTGTCCTCCAGAACACGACCATTTATAACACCGAAACAGAAGTGGTCGCGACTTGCACGATACAAAACTCAACCGGGAATAACAATCTTTTGCCATCTGTGGATATTGATATTGACGCGGCTCAGACCGTAACCGGACAAAACAACTGTTTCAAGGACGCGGCGAAAACCGGGGCAGGGACGTACACGGACACCGACTCGCTGTGGTCAACCGACCCGCTCATGACTGACCCGGCCGCAGCCGACTTCACGCTTCAAGCAACATCCCCCTGTATCGATGCCGGGGAGGACGTTGGGCTTACTGAAGATTATGTGGGGAATTTTGTCGGGCGTGTATTCAAGTCAATTATTGTCGAAATAATAAAACCCATTATTCGGGGTGTTAGAAACCATCCGGATATAGGCGCCTATGAATACCAATACTAGGAGATGAACATGAAATTAGAAGAAAGAACATGCCCGTTTGAGATTAGGGCTTTGACTGAGGAAGGCACCTTCGAAGGACACGCGGCGGTGTTCGCCAAGACCGCCGATTATGACGAGGTAATCGATGCTAAGGCGTTCAGCAAGACGATGAAGGAAGGGAACACCCGCCCAATCTTGTGGTATCATGATGTCACTCGACCTCTGGGGCTGGCCGAAGTATCGATAGATAAGCAGGGGCTGTTTACGCGGGGGGCCCTCAACCTTGACGTTCAGGATGCAAGAGAGAAGCATTCACTGATGAAACAGAAAGTCATCAAGGGCCTGTCCTTTGGTTTCCGTACCATCAAGGATGCCTGGGACGGAGCGACCCGAATACTGAAAGAGGTAAAGCTATATGAGATCTCTCCCTGTACATTCCAGGCCCACCCTAAAGCCTTGATTACGGCCGTCAAGAGTCTTAACATTCCCTCGCTCGATGGGGCCATAGAACGGCTGGAGAAACACATTCAAGCTGTCGAAGAATTTAAGGGCGACGTCCTTGCGTCTGCCGCACATATGAAGTCAGTAAACAATGCAATCAAAGCATTGACAGCGCTTCTCAAATCTGCCGAGCCGTCTGGCGACACTCGGGAAGATGAGGTGAAGAGCATATTCAGATCAGTTATCGGGGAACTGGAAACGAAGAGCAAGCCGCAAGAGCACTTGTTCGGACAAACAATCAAAACCCTCGGAAATCATTTGGAGGTTTAAAATGGTATTAACAGCAGATGAAAGAAAACAATTGCTCGATGAGTTTATCGAAAAAGCAAAGACCGCTCTTGCATTGGAGGCGAAGTCCGACATCGAAGCGATCAATAAGCTCATCGTCGATCAGCGGGCAGAGCATCAGAAATTGCTCAAGGACAAGATGACGGAGGCTGATTTCACACAGTACGAGGTGAAATCCCAGGCCGCCGAGAAGAAGTTTCAGGATCGGGTCGACGCTATCGAAACCAAGATGGCACGGGTTCCCCTCGGTGTTCCCGGAGAGAAAGAGATCAAGGCCGGCCAGGTGGAGTATAAGGCCAGCTTTTTCAATTTCGTCCGGACAGGACGGCTCACGATGGATGCAGCCGCAGAGCAGTACGACATGGAGCGCAGAGCTCTGGTGTCAGACGCCGTTGGCCTGGTGCTTTTACCGGAGGAAGTTGAGTCTGAGATTTATCTCACTCTTCCCAAGATCAATATCATCCGGCAGTTGGCCACAGTCCGCACAACCATGCGAAGCAGACTCAGGCGCCGGTCGCTGACTGAGGTTTCAATGGGTTGGGGTAAACTGGAATTGGGCGGAGCTCCCTCCGAAACAGATGTGGTCCCTGGTGAGGACTGGCAGTATGTCGAGGACCTGGAAGGTCTGGCCAAAATTGGTAAGGACGAGCTCGCTGACTCGGATGTCTCCCTAGAGGCGATCCTGGCCAACAGTTTCGCACGCGCCCGGGCCGAGGCCGAAGAGACGGCTTTCGTTTCCGGAACCGCTCATGCCAACCAACAGCCTGAGGGGATTCTCAATGGCGCCGTCGTAACCCGAGTTAAGACCGCTGCCGCTGATGCTATCGCTGCCGATGACATCCTCAATCTGATTTACGCTGTCCCCGCACAGTACCGGAGAAACGGGAAACTTCTCGTTCCCTCGACCACTGAGCTGGCCATGCGTAAGCTGACCAGTGGCGCCGATGATCTTTATATGTGGCAGCCTCAGGTTGCCGCCGGCCAGCCTCCCACCTTTGCTGGATATCCCACCTTCGCACAGGAAGATATCCCGGCCATCGCGTCTGGAGCTGAGTGTGACATCGCCATCTTCGGTGATTTCAACGCCGGATATCGGATCGTTGATAGAGCGGGCATGACGCTCCAGAGGCTCTTAGAGGTCTATGCTACTGCCGGTTTGATTGGCCTTCTGGCAAGCTCAAGAACTACGGGCGGAGTCATCCGCGCTGACGCTCTTCGAGTACTTCAGGAACTCGCGTAAGATTGCGTGAGCAAGGAGACGAATAATGAAATTCTATAACCCTAAACGGAAACACATGGGCATCCAAATCGACCAGATTCTTTCTGGCGGTGGAATACTTCCTGGCCGACCTCTTCAGCAGATTCAGGAAGAAAGCGCAACTCAGAACTATGATATTGGCACTCGACTTGTCGAAGGAGATCGCGTTTTCCGATATTGCAAAGCTGGTACGGCTATCGTCGCTATGATGGCCGGTCACTGCGGGAACCTTCCCACAGAAGTTAATACTCACGCTGTGATATCTGCTGCCGGAACGGATGAAATCACCATTTTGGATACAACCGCTGCCGGGTCCAGACCGGTGGATTATTATGCTGGAGGCTATATCTGGGTCATGAATCTGGTATCCAGCGTGTTTGAAATGCTTCACATCAAGGGCAGTACCGTTGGCGACGGAACCTCGATCACGCTCACCCTTGTGGAACCTCTTATAGTTGCTATCCCGGCAACGACTTGGATTACTGCCTGGCCCAATGTCTATTCCAATATTCTCGGTACGAGTTCAGGATTTATGGCTCAGGTTGCTATCGCACTTCGCCCCGTACAAAGCGGCTATTATTTCTGGGGACAGACCTGGGGGCCGTGTTTCGGAACTGTTGTCGCCACCGTTCCTGGAAGAGACTCTGGCAACCGGGAGCTCTTCTACAATATTGATGGAGGGCTGATTACTGGAGCGGATGCTTCGGTAAAGACAAACGGACTCGGGCAACGAGCCGGATTCCTGATTACCAACACGACTCCAGGCGGCGGAGGATACGGTGATCAGCTTTACATGCTTCAACTCACTCCCTAAGTGTGAGGCAAATCATCCGTTAACAGGGTGAAAGCTTTAGTTGGGATAGGGGGACGTGCTGTCCCCCTTCCCACATTCCTAATGCAAGGAGAATTCTAATGGTGAAAACAAAAGCAAAAACGGGAGGAACGACCAAGACCAAGACAGGAATCAAAGCTCCTCAAGTCGTTATTCCCACAGAGAAGCTCACTGGCAAACCGCCCAGGCGGATCAAGATGCTGACGAACCTAGCGAACCAAGACGCGGTTTACAAGAAGGGCCACATTTACCGCTGGCCCCGCGATCTTCCCAAGGACACGGCTCGGAGTTGGGTTGCATGTGGGGTTGCCGAAAAAGTAGAGTAGGCCATGAGATTAAAACTGAAGACAGCTCCAGCGTCTGAGCCCATCTCCCTCGAAGAAGCAAAGCTACATTTGAAAGTCGATGGAGGAGCGGACAATGCACTCATCACGGCGCTCATCATTACCGCCCGACAGCTTGCGGAAAAGGAAACGCACCGGAAATTCATAACCCAGACGTGGCTGATGGTGCGGGATAAATTCAAGGAGGTTATCGAGATCCCGGATCCCCCGCTCCAGAGCGTCACGTCAATCAAGGCAATCGAGGGCTACGGAAGCTATGTCGATGACGACTCCAACTCAGGACAGCCCATTCTCTCTCTAGCTGCGACGGCCGACTTTGCGGTTGGCGATCGCGTCATTATCGGCAGAGGCGGAAGCAGGGAAGAAGAACTGGTGGTCCTCACGGTTCAGGCTGACGCCTCTATTACCCTGACGACAAATTTGGTTCTCGCTCACACCGCCACACAGGGTGACCGGGCTGAGAAATATGAACTGGTAGACAAGGGCAAGTACAATGTCGATGCCGCAGAGAATTCTTATGGCAGGATCCGTTCGACATCCTGGCCGGCACATCGCGGCTTTGATAGTATTATCCTTGAATACATCCTGGGTTATGGCGATGAGGCCGCAGACCTCCCCACGGCCTTAAAAGAAGGGATGTTTGTTATGATTGCCCACATGTATGAAAATCGCGGCGGTGAGGGCGCCGTGAAGGCCAGGGTTCATGCTCTCGAAGAAGCCCGGATTCTGTTCGCCCCGTACAAGGTGATGAGGATTTAAATGAAAATTGGAGACCTGAGACACCGGATATCTTTCGAGGAAGAGGTCAAAACGCCCGATGGTTATTTGGGATCCACCGTCACATGGCGGAGCGTGACCACTGTTTGGGCGTCCGTTGAACCCCTGAGCGGCCGGGAGTATTTCTACGGCCAGCAGATATCATCTGAGATTTCTCATAGAATCCGGATCAGGTACAATGAGACAGTGGACGCTGAGATGAGGATAAACTTCGGGGGCCGCTATATGCAGATAGCCTCCATCCTCGATATTAAGGAGCGCCATCAATTCCAGGAGATCCTGGCACAAGAGGTTCCGGAATGAAACTATCGATGACCGCCAGCGGCGACAAGGAATTGCAAAAGGCTCTCCGCAAAATGTCCGATGAAACGAAAGCGAAGGTGAAGCGGGAGACCCTTGCGTCTGGCCTGGATGTTAAGAAAGCCGCACTGGATAACCTGAAGGGAATGAAGGCGTGGGACACGGGCAACCTGGCCAACACCATTCTTGTGGAACAATCGAGAGGCGGCAAGACGGTTGAGGTCGGACCTACGGCGCCGCACGGTCCCCACGTTGAGTTCGGAACCAAACCGCATTTCCCTCCGATGGACGCTCTGGAGGGTTGGGCGAAGAGGCATGGGATGGATTCTGCTTGGCCGATTTGCAAAGCGATAAGCGAGAGAGGAACACCCGCGCAGCCGTTCCTGCTTCCGGCCTTCGTGTCCGTTGAGAAGGGGTACTACTCCAGGTTGAAGGAAATACTGAGGAAGCTATGAGATTGCCCACACTGGCTCTTCACGGCGCTCAGATCCTACACCTACAGGCGCACACTGACTACAAAGTGTTCGCAATCTCATA